GCAGGCGACGAAGCCGTAGAGCGCCCGCCCCTTGACCTTGCGCCAAGCCTTCAGGTCGCGGCCAAGGCCGGCCAGCCGGCACTGCGCGACCTCATCATCGGGCAGGCTGGCGGCGGGGATTTGGTTCCACGCCGACCACCACAGCTGCATGGCGGCTCGAAATTCGGCGTCGCTGGCGTGCGCATCGAAGTCGGAGCCGAACAAGCGACTGCCATAGAGCGGCATCCACTCCATGCCCCGCAGGTCGCAATCGGGTGGCGTCATTGGCGCCTCGGCAACATCAACCATGCTTCAACCCGTAGAATTGAATGAGCCAGGCGCACTCGCCCGCGGTGATCCGGCCGGCGAACTTGGCGTCCATGACAAAGCGCTTTAGCGCCGATTCGTGGATGAAGTGACGTGCGATGAACTTCTCGGATGCCGGCACCGGCGGCGGTGGCAGTTGGTCGGCCATCAGGCGGCCCGCTCATCGAAAAGCGTAGCGGCCGATGCCTCGACGTCGTCGAGATTGCGGCAAGCCTGCCGGAAATACTCCGACTTCAGCTCGATCCCGACGAACCGACGCTTGAACCGAAGGACGCCGTCGCCCTCGCTGCCGATGCCCATGAAGGGGCTCAGGACGATATCGGCGCGATTGCTCCACATCGTGACGGCGCGTTCAATGACGTCGAGTTGCAGCGGGCAAAGATGACGCTCGTCGTTGGCGCTGCGGGCCACGGCGACGTTGAGGACGCGGGTCTGATTGACGCTCATCCAGATCGGCGATGCCCATTCCTGCCACTGCTCGACGGGGAAGTCGGCGGCGTCATGGGTAATCGGTTCGGCATTGTCGCCGGGCTTGATGAACGTCAGCAGATAGTCCGGCATACCCCCGCGGCTCTTGCTGCTGTCCTTCCGAAGCTGTTTGTAGAGCAGGCCGACGTGCTTGGTGCGGGTCATCTCCACGACCGGGCATTTCCAGATCGTCCGGCGAGAATGAAGGATCCAGCCCGCTTCCTCGTGCAGCCGTATGATATCGCCGCTGAAGTCCTTGATGCCGACGGCGCCGTCCTTCCACTTCGTCATGGGCAGATCGGAGCAATGCACCGCGGTCAGGCGGCCGGGCTTCGTCACCCGCAGCTTTTCACGGATCATGAAGGCGTAGTGATCCCGGAACTGCTCATCGGTGCTGTTGCCCATGTCGGCGACGCTCTCCGAATAGACGAACAGCGAGCCGAATGGCGGGGAGTAGACGGAGAAATCGATGCTGGCATCTGGCATTTGGCCCAGGATGTCGACGCAGTCACCGTTGTAGGCGACGAAGTTGTCGCCATGGTGTTCGGCTAGGCAGCGGATTGCAGCCATGGCGGCAGTCTCCCTTCGTGCTGGGGGTCGTAGTCGACGAGTCGGCGGGTGGCACTGGTTGTGGCTCGACGCATCGCGGCGGCCATCGCGCGTTTCATTCCGGCGTGTTCGTCGGCCTTGCGGTCGATGACGCGGCCGATCTGATCCTCGCCTTCGGCGACGATGATGTGCGCCTCGACGGGGCGGGTCTGCCCGAAGCGCCAGCAGCGGCGGACGGCCTGGTACCAGGCCTCGTAGGAGAATGTCCGGCCGACGAACACCATCCGGGCACAGTGCTGCCAGTTGCTCCCCAGCGCTGCGATTGAGGGTTTCGTGATGATGTCGCGCACATGGCCGTCGGCAAAGGCGGCGAGGTTCTCGTCCTTGCGTTCGATCGACATCGATCCGCGAACCTCAATGGCGGCCGGCAGGCGCTTCGCCAGCGCATCGGCCTCGGCGTCGGTATCGCACCAGATCACCCAGGGCTGCGGGTCGCCGGCGACCAATTCGGCCGCCTTGTCGGCGCGCGCTTCGGCGGTCTGCCGCTTGAGGCCGTGCATCGTGGTGGCGCTGACATCGAGGGCGAATAGCGTGCCCTCCATCGGCTTGATCTCGCCAAAGGCGGCGCGATGGCGGATGACGTCGAGTTTCGGCAGGACGTAGCGGGAGCCGTCGAAACCGAGATCCTCCGGCGATTGAGCCATCCGCGACCACGACGCCATCCATTCCCAGAATGCGGTCTCGGCGTGCTTCTTCAACCGCCACTGATGCGAGGCTGTCGCCGCGTCGTTGATAAAGTACCGCGACAGCATTTCGTTCGGCGCCATGACGCCCAGGAAGTCGGCCTGCTGCCCGAGCTCCATGTGATCGTTGGGGGCTGGCGTCGCCGTGGCTGCCAGCTTAAAGCGGTGATCGCGGAAGGCGTCGACCAGGGCGCGGGTCGTCTTGCCGGTGAAGTTCTTCAGGATGCTGGCTTCGTCGAGACTGACAGCGCCAAACCATGACGGGTCGATCATGTCGAGGCGGTCATAGTTCACGATATTGATGCCCGCGCGGGCCTCCGATTGATCGCGGATGACGTGGACATCGTAGCCGCGCTGTCTACCCTCTCGCCCCATCTGCCGCGCCNCGGCCAGCGGCGTCATGATCAGCGCGCGGCCAGTTGCTGGCGTGCATCGCCTTGTCGGCCCATTCAAGCTGACAGAACGTCTTGCCGTAGGCCGGTGTCGAGATAGAGGCCGGCGCGGCCCTGCCTCGACGTGTGAAGTCGACGCATGCGGCCTGAAAATCGAACAGGCCGGCATGCAGCGACGGCGGCTCGATCCCGACCGGCAAGGCGCGCGGCTTCTTGGAGGCGAGGAACGCGCGATAGTCCATCGTCATACCCCCACCTTCGGCATCCATCTCGCCGCGTCGGCATCCCGCACGGCCGCACACAGCTCGACCTCGGTGGCGAAGGGCTTGGGCTTCTTCATGCTGCCCTCCCCGCGCTATGCTCGCCGCCACGGAGGTCACCCATGTCAGCGGCACCAGGTATCGCGGCGTACGCAGTCGTCATCGGCCTACTCCAGACGATGGAGGAGAGGGGCGACCTGCCGCGGTCCGTCATCATCGACATCGTGGATGCCGCCCTCGCCGCGATTGAGGAGATCGACAGCGAGTCCGACGATGTCCGGATGGCCCGGCAGATGCTCGAACGGCAGATCAAGCGGTGGCAGGCGTGAGAAATGCGCTGGCGCTGGGCCTCGCGTCGGGCACGGCGGGTGTCGTAGGCGGCGGTCATGCCGACCTCATCAGCGCGGCGGCAAGGACGAGGTCGAAGTCGTCGCCCTCGATCGGCCACCATTCCGCCCGCAGTAGCCCGAGCAGCCGGCGCGCCTTGATCGCGGCGAAGTAGGACGCGGCGTCATCGTTCATGCTGGCACCGAGCGTGGATTGAGGATGGCCATCGCCGCGACGCCGACGCCGCCCGCATCGGCCTGATGATCGTCCGCCGGCTTCCAGCCGATCTTCATCGCGGCGGCGATCATCTCCGGCTTTTTTGCGAACTTGCTGCCGGTGAGCGCGATCTTCACGTCCTGCCAGGCGATGTGCGTGTGCGGTAGGTGATGGACGCCGGCAAAGAGGCGGCAGATGCCGGCCAGGCTGATCAGCAGCTCAAGCTCGTCCAGAGCATCAGTCTTGCCGGCGCGGATCGGCACCACCGGGCGCTCCCATGCCAGCGCCTCGAAATCGTGCGTGGCGCGCATGTCGTGCAGCCACCGCCACAGCGCGGCATACCGGCGGGCATTGTCACCCGGCGGCACCTTCGGCAACAGGAACGTCCCCAGCAGAGGCGGCTTGCCGCGCTCCATTAGGGCGAATCCTGTCGACGTGCTGAGGTCGAGGGCCAGCAGGAGCATCAGTGCGCCGAGGCCTCGCCGCCGCCCATCTTGCGAGCGGCAGCCGACATGGCGTTGTTGTGGCCGGTTTCCCAAGCCACGAACTCTTCGGTGCCGGGCATAAAGGGGTTGTTCGAAATCGGCTCGTTGTTGGCCCAGGCGTGCTGGCCCTGCAGTTCTGCATCGAAGCCGGGCTTCGCGGCGGGTTTTGCCGTCGGCGCCAGCCTCGTCCGCGTCGTCGAAGAGCGACCACTGAGTGCCCAGCGGCGAGCCCATGATGCGGAGATAGCGCCCGATGTTGCGCTGCTCGCTGACGACCTCCCCGCTGGAGCGCTCGCTGATCCGGAACGCCAGCTTGAGGCTGTCGACATCGACGCCGTCACCCTTGGCTACCTTGTACCGATTGCGCAGCACGCCCTGTGCCTGGGCCGCCTGGTCGCGCAGCGTACGCCACTCGATCTCGGCCGCCTTGATGAGGTTGACGTGCATGCCGACGGTTTCGTCGGATGCCTCGCCGACGTTCTTGCCCTTCGTCTTCTTGTTGNCCGCACGCCGCCGCGTTCGCGTACGCGTCTCGAGGGCCTCCTGATCGGCGTTCGGACCGGCGAAGTCCGACAGGTTCTCTTCGCGGCGGTTCTTCGGCTTGCGTGCCATGGGTCAGATCCGTTCGTTGTTGAGAGAGGGAAGCCGCCCGCCGATCGTTGCCGGCGCGCGGGTACGCGGACGCGGTCAGGTGTTCGGTGACCGCAGCTTGTCGGACGGACCGGGCACACGGACGAAGTCCGGCAGCGGCATGACGCGCTTGGCCGAGGTGATTTCCAGCCGCGAGACGTCGTACCAGCCGCGGCTCTCCATCGGCTTGCCGGTCTTGTCGAGACCCGGATGCACATCGGCCTGGACGCAGCCGTAGAGGTCGAAGCAGACGCTGGTGACGACGCCTTTGATGCCCAGCACCTTGTCCCTGACCGGCATGCCGAGATATTTCGCGATGATCTTTTCCATGGTGGCTCACTCCCTCAGTTGCCGGCTGCCGGCCGGTGCGGATGGTCAGCCGGTTCGGCCACCCCGGACGCCGCTCGCCATCTGGACGGGGCGCTTGGGGTCGTCGAAGAACTGGTGCGTGACGTCGCGCTTGGCGGCAGTGGGTCGCTCGGGCGGCGGGCCGGACATGATCGAGACCGAAGGGCGCGGCTGTAGCTTGGCAGGCTGACCGCGTGTGTTGTCGGTGTCGGCGGGTGGCGGCGGAATGGCGGCCTTCGCGGTTGCCGGCGCCGGAGCGGCCTGCACACTCGCATGAGCCACCGCCGGCAGATGCAACACCAGCGTGCCATCCAGCACCTCGTGCCGAATCGCGACCTGTTCCTGATCGCGCGGCATGCCCTGCCAGATCCCGAGCCGATACTGCAGGCTCTTGGCGTTGGCATAGGGCTTGGTGGCGCGAATCGGCCCCTTGCTGTCAGCCACCAGACGGATCGATCCGCTCGCGTCGCCGCTGCCGGCCTGGAGCTTCAGGGTCGTGTGCTGCGTCCAACCCAGCGCCTCAAGGATCGGCTTCGGCACCGTCATGCGGGCACCGCCCTGCTTCGCCGTGACGGACCACTGCACGCGGCCTCTCCGCGAGCCGCCGAGATCGACTTCAACATCCTGCCAGGCCATCAGAGGGCTCCCTTGCTCTGCGCCAGCGCGATGACCTCGGCCGGCTTGAGAAACTTGTTGTCGACCTGGACGAGCCCCTTCGGCCCGCCTGTGATTTCGGCGTCGTGCACGATGGGCCCGAGCCGCCGCAGGGCGGTCTTCGCGCGCTCGAGCTGGCTGAGGTCTGGCTTGGCGACGTTCTTGCTGGCGCCCCACGCCTTCTGGCTCGGCGCCGGCTTGCCCGTCGTGGCGCCGGTCGCCGTGATCTTGACGACGCGGACCCAGCTCAACCCGGTGCCGAAGTAGATCAGGCCCCAGGTGATGCGGCCGTCATCCCGCAGCGCCTTCAGCAACTCGTCGACGCGGGTCGTCGGGATCGCCAGCAGCTCGCCGAGTTCGGCCAGCTTCGGGCAGATTTTCCCGTGCCGCGCCGTGGCGTCGAGGATCTCGAACAGCGCGGCCTTCTTGGCGACTGGGTCGTAGGGCTTGCGGGGCGCTTTCACCGCCCCTCCTCGCCTTCGCGCTTCGCCCGCGCCGCGGCCTCGTCCCTCTCGATCCGCTCGACGATGGACCCCCGAAAATTTCGGTACGCCGCCAGCGGCCACGCCTTCTCGATGGAAAGCGTCACGAAGCCCAACCGGAATTCGAGCCAGAACAGCGTCGGCTCCGGCGACAGCGAGAAGCCACGCCACCAGTGCAGCGAGAGGGTGAGGCCGGGGTTCACTTGCCCTCCAGCGCGACGCGAAGTGCTGCCTTCAGGGAGGCGATGGTTTCGTCGGCGTGGGCCAGATCCCCTCGCCCTGCCGCCTCAAGCAACCGCGCGCAGAGTTCGTCATCGTTCAGCATCGCGACAGTGGCGCGCCACGTCGGTCCATTCGCACCGGCCTGCCAGTTCTCGACCGTGCGCGGGGTCGTTTGCGCCACCCTCGCGATGATCTTCGCGCCGATCCCGCGGAGGGAGTCTGCGAGCGAAGTGTTCGCGTCGAACGTGCCTGTAAGCGTACTCATGCCCTTGCCCCGAATTTTTCGGACAACTGCCCCGAAAGATTTTTCCATGTGTCTTCTCCATGTTCGCGAACATGAAGAGAGCCGACACACCGAAGGAGAACCGAACCGGGCGCATGACGCGCCTCAGCGACATCATCGTGGGCCGCGTCCTGCCAGGGATTAGGCGGCGCCACGAAGAATTCAGCGCCCCGGCGTCGAGCGATCGCTCCGCCAGGGACATGCGGGAAAGGCCCGCCGACGAATGGGGTGCGGCGGCCGGCGCGTACACACCGACCGCCGCGGGTGAGCCGGTCGACCTCGGGGAGGAGGAAGGGACCGTCGCTCGCCAATATGGAATGAAGACCGCCGATCACCTCGCGCCCCCGTCGAGCGCTGCCACGGCGGCATCGAACTTCGCCCGCCAGTCGGCGTCGTGTTCGTAGAGCCAGCGGGCGCGACGGATGCCGTGGAGCACGGACGTGTGGTCCCTGCCGATGTGCTTGCCGATCTGGTTCAGCGAGAGCTTGCTGCGATCAGTGCCCAGCAGGTAGCAGGCGAAGCGCGCGCGGCAGTACGGTCTGGCCCGCCCGGCGCTGTGGAGGTGGTAGGCCTTGACGCCGAAGGCCTCAGCGACGGCATCCACAATGGGGCTGAGCACGCTTCGGGGCGTCGGCTGCATCACGACGGGTACCGGCGCGGGGGCTGGCTTCGGTGCGGGCGCCTCGATAACGCGGAACACCCGCGGCGCGGCGACGGGACCGGTGACGACCTGCCGCTCGCCGGTGCGCAGGTCGACCGTGATCTCGTGCGTCTTGACGGGCCGGTAGCGCGGGGCCAGGCCGAGGATGCGCCGGCGATGCGAGCTCGGGCAGGTCGCCAGGACGAGATCGCGGTTGGCGACGAGGTCTTCGTAGTGACCGATGGATGGCTGGCGGATGAAGGACATTCAGGCCACCACCGGCCGGGCAGGCTGCACGACGGCCACCGCGACCTTGTCGTCATTGCCGCCGGCGTCGATGCCGATCACGACGGGCTGCGGCGGCTTGATGCCGAGCGTCGCGGCCAGTTCGTCGTCGGTGAACTTGGTCGGCCCCCACGACGACCGGAACAGCGTGTCGAGCATTGTGTCGACGGCGTCGTTTTTCCGCCAAGGCATGGAGGTGGTCTTGATGAACCGGAAGGGCGACTTGACGCCGGGCGGCTCCCACAGTTCCTCAAGGGTGAACGGCAGCGGCTTCAGGTTCTCAACGCGACGAACGGCGGCCGGAGAAAGCACACCGCCCCACAGGCTCCTGACGCGGGCAAGCACCCCCACCTTCGCAGCCACCGCCGCAACGGGCAGCGCGACCGGCAGGGCGAAGAAGGACCGGCGGGTCAGGCGGCTACTCATGGCGGCCACCGGGAGTTGTTGACCGAGAGAAGGGCTCGACGCCCCTCTCCCGGCCTTCCATCATCGGCGTTGCGAGGCGACCGACGAGGGAATGAGAATGGAAATTGGACCGCTTGCCAGTGTGGTGGCTGCGATGGCGTCGTGCGCGACGTTGTGGATCAGTTGGCGCGTTTATCGCCGCCAGACAAAAGGCGATCTGCCGGTCGTTTCCGCCGATGTCGAACACCACGACGGGCCTTGGTGGATCGTCAAAATTTCCCTGAAGAACAGGTCGCCCGTCGAGTGGACCGCCGACGAGATCGCGATTCGGACGCCCAAGGGTGGCAGGGTTACGCGGGCTGCCGTCCTGGAGCGCAGCAACGCGGAACAACCATGGAAGATCGAGGCAGCTCCGCCGCCCGACCCCGAGACGCTGGCGGCCAGCCTTCGCCTCAACCTCAAGGCCCTCCCTGCTGGCGCGAAGGGCGATCACCGCGGCACCTCGGTCTTGGTCTGGGCGCCCTCGTCCGGCGGCAAGTCAACCCATTCGACCGGGCTGTCGCTGCGGCTCA